ACTCTTATAGATGATACCATAGCCAAACAAGGTATCTGGATTAACCCACACATTTACGAGACCAAGACTGCTAGAGGCCACATGAGGTTGAATGCTGTTGTACAAACATCTATGGACACTGGTTATGGTAATGTGATAACCAGGTCTAGACCACAGGTTGTGAACACAGCCATATTTAGAGTGGGTGATCGAGCGTCTAAGCGCATGCCGCTGGATATGGCTGGCATTCAATATGCCGACGAGGTTATCAACAACTTTATTTTGTATGCGGTCAACCCTGAGGCTGTCTTGGACTACAACACCACAGCAGATGTATACAATAAACTGGTTAAGGATGCTGGGGAGAGACACTATGCGGAGCGTTATGATGGAGCAGATATAGAATTCAAGCCAGACTGGCATACGATTCATTTTTCGTTGAAGGCCGCCATCAAGCCTATGAATTACACGAAGCAATCTAGTCCCATAGGTCCGGGACAAGGCATAGCGAATTGCAATTTGTTGGTGACCACCAAACTCATATACATATGTAGATTGATGGTCAAGATATTCTGGCAACGAATGAATCGCAACCCTGTGATTGCAATTATTAGTGACGATGGCTTGTCAGCTGAAGAATTTGTCAACATATTGCAGCCGTACCTTAGTCAGGCGAAACTTAGTGGCGCAGCACAAATTATACTGGACGCCGTGAAGATGGATAAGGAACAGAAGGATTTTGATGAATACGTGGTTAAGTCCGTCTTGCACAGGACCACAGGTTGTCCCATGGAAATATTGGACTTTGCGTTCGAGCACATACACGACGCTAAACTGGTGAACCAAGACATTAGTATGAATTATGCTAAGCAAAACTCATCTGGCAATCCATTGACCAAGATAATAAACGAAATCTTAATGTTGGTTTATGGATTGTGGCTCATTCATTTTTCATTGCCGATGGTCATCACTGTCAAAGGTGACGATCAGAAAATGGATCCAGTGCGGGGAGAGCTTAACCCTGACCGCGTTCTCGCTTTGAGTGCCTACACTAAGGTAGGTATTTACGTTTGTGCACCTGGTGCCAACGAATTTTGCGGGTTTCTGGTGTATGACGAAAAGTTTGTTCCGAACTTTTGGAGATACGCCATCAGGTTGTCAGCTAAGGTATTTCATAGCTATGAGCAATTTAAAGAGTACCAAATATCACTGAGAGACTTGGTAATGTTCTCGAGGAGGGTAGGCAAGGCAACTTGCGTTGCTGGCCTTTGTTACTACTTGGCACCTTGGGACACTGGTAACTTGGAGTACATTGAGGCCGAGGCCGTCTATGACTTCGTGGTTGCCTGGGCATACGCCAGCAAGAGCCAGTACGAGAAATATGTCCCGACCAGATCTTGGGTCCCCATCACACATACTGTGGATGGTGCATTGAGCGTTAACTAGACTATACTAGCTATTATGTAGATCAGCTCCGTCCGTATCACGACGAAAACTAAAAAAAAAAAAAAAAAACCCCCGAGGCGCGGAGGGCCCCCGTCGGCACTCCCG